CGGCAACATCACCTATTACGGGAATAGATGACATTTGACTAGCAATTTCACCTACTTTCTCGATTGTTTTAGTTACTGTACCAGATTCCTTTCGTTCTTCATTTTGAACCTCTTCAAGTTCGGATGTTGGAACGAAACGAGGAGCTGCAAATTCAAGGTCAATAAATTGAGCATAAATAACAACATCAGCATTACTAGCTGCACCATTAGCATTTCGAAGAACACCCATAGAGCACAAAGTGAGGAAGTTGACTTGGTCACGAGGATCACCACCAAGAAAAGCCGAAGCAGAACCTGCTGTTTGTGTACGTGACCAAAGTTCTGGTGCGATGTAAGGAATATCCATGCTAGCCGTCTCTGATAAACCTACATCAACACCAGGAAAAATTCCAGGCATAGCAACAATTTGCATACGAGTTGTAGTATCTACAGCTCGAGTTTGAATGTGAGCACCTGCAGTATTAAAACCACCATATTTTGTAACAGGAAGAGGGGTATCAGTACCAGCCCATTCCGGACGCATTGGCATAGCTCCAACTGCAAGTAAACCTTGCGTATTCAAGTTACCAGTTGTCGCAATAGTGACTCGAATTTTCTTATAACGGAAAAGATCGTAAGAATCAGCAAATGGTTTAAAAACCGGATCTTGCAACATAATAGGTATTAACATATAGCTAAAACCAACATCTGCACCATCAGTCCAAGTGAATTGGTGAATTTTAATTGGTCGATCCATAATAGATGGTAATCCAGCGCGGGCATCCATACTTGCTCTGAACCTTTGTCCCATATCTGGTTCGTTTTCAGTCGCAAATTGATTTCTAAAAGTAAGAATTGGATTTCGAACTATTTGAGCTTGTTGTTGATCTACTCCTGTTTCAGCTAAAGCGGAAGTTGGAAAGAAATCATGTTGATCAGTCCATTCTCCACTAAGAAAAGATTCTTCAGGTTCATCAACAAACATATCATCGAACAACTTGTCAGTCTCAATATAATATTCTTCCCAATCAGTTGGAAGTTCAAGATGCAACTTGTATTCTTCGTTAATAACATCAACAATTTCATCAAGATTATCTATAACTTTCTTTTGATCTTCATCTGGTTCCATTTCACTAATTTTAATCTTGGCTATCTCACGTAAGAAGACAGGCCATAAAGACAAAAATCGATCTACTTCATCAGTGTTAGTTGCTGGGGATAACCAACATAGTTGTTTAATCCAAGCAGAACCACGTAAAGGTGAAACAACCATATCCCTCCAAGCACCAAACCGTCTGCCTAGAAAGTTAACATCATCGGCTGATACATGTTTTGGACATGGAGTGGTCTTGAACGCATCTGTATAAACCATACCAAATTCATCCATTGCTTTCTGAATTGAAGCTTGGTTATACGATTCATTCTTGGAAGTTAATATTGAATCATCACCATAGTAAAAACCTACAACATCATCACTAAATCTTCCATCTGGAACAATTTTACC